GTCCCACCCGTACGGTGGGACCCAGCTTGGCTATTCACCTGATTCACTTCGAATCGGGGGCCGGGCTAACTTAAGTATGTTGCCCTGAGGTGTCCAGCTCCATTTAGAGAGGCATTCAGATGACCGTTAGATCACGCGAACGGGAAAGGAGTTTTCTTGTTCCTGTTATTGGTACATACCAATATACGGGTTCAAGTGGCTCCCATACCGACACTCGCATGGTCGAAATGGGATCCTGGGAGTCGTGTGACGATATCGTCGGAAACTGGGAGGGAGATAATCCCTTTCAGCTACTTCGATATTCGAAACGATACCCAGTTCTGAATGGTACGAACTCGGTGCCACCGGTAACCCACAAATTTGAGGATTATCCGATTGACTACCGAGTAGAGCCCCGCACCGACTTTCCAGCATCTTGGAAAAATCCAGATCTGGTTAGTATCGCCCATGTTGTGGCGTCGGCGACGAATCCCGCAAGGGAATCTGTCAACGTGCCGCAATTCTTGGGTGAGATGCGGGACTGGCTCTCGTTCTCCAAAGCTCTTGGAGATCTGCGTACCGGCCCAGTGGCGCGAACCCGTCTCGATGGACATCGACGCTTGCGTGGCATGCAGCAAAAGCTAAAATCTTTGGCTCGAGCTGCGGGCTATACAAGTGATGTCCGACGATTTGGGGTCGCTCCCGCGGTTCTCCGCGGGGCGGCACGCGCGAATCTGACATATCGGTTTGCATTAGCACCGACAGTCAGTGATCTGCGCAAGCTTGTCACGTTTCAAGAGCTTGCCGAGCGTAAAGCTCAGTGGCTCATGACACTTGATAAGCGACCTCTCTACACACGCTTGGAGCTCCCTAGTGATAGTCGAGAGTACGTTGATACGGATGGAATCGTCCATTCGTACAACGCGACTATCCATGCAAAAGTCAGCACCAAGATGGCTCTTAAGCAATGGGCCACGTGTCGTTGGATACGTGATCCGTTGCGGAGCGCGTTGTTTGAGCGAGCAGGGTCCAAGGACATTGTGAATCCACATGTCCGAGGGCTCGACTTAGCTCTTGCAACGAACAATTTTGGTGCTATCAAGGCCGCCTGGGAGTTAATCCCATGGTCTTGGTTGCATGACTGGTATGCGGATTTTGGTGCCTGGCTTGGCGCCAATAACAATTCGTACCCAGTTACACTAGAGAGCATCTGCTATATGTCGACTATGTCTAGTCGTACTAGCATGGTTGATGTGCAGAAGCCGGCGTGGGTGGGTCTACATGGTGAATACCATGTAACCCATGAGGAGAAACTCAGGATTCCGATCCCGAGGGAACTCCTATGGATACCTCCACTTACTTCAGTGGAAGCGATGACCGCTTCCCAATTCGGCATCCTGGGGTCGCTTGCGATCTTAGGATCGCTGTGACTACAGGAGTTTCTTCTATGCTAGCAGACGCTATAACATTGGAATACACTGCGGGAGACCGCGTGTTAACCAAAATTCAGGAGAGTGACGGTCAATCGATCTACCGTCTTCGGACGGCGACCGAGGAAACCGTTCTCTTTGTCCGGCATTCTAAGACGAAAGCCGGCCTTGAGCGCCACAACATGGAGCTCAAGGAGACCGTGTACGAAACGGCAACCCAACCGGAATACACCCGTAAGGTGTACATGGTTGTGGAGCATTCTCCACGCGACACCGAATGGGAACATGTTTCCATTCTTGGTGACCGCATGAAGTTGTCTCCATGGATGCCGTCAGTCATGGCGGGAGAAGGTTAATAGCCTTTCTCTCCTGATGTGAGACGCCGAGGACGTTCCCCGGCGCCTTGTCTTGCTAGCGTAGCACGTAGGACATATATAGGAGAATACCTACCATGTCTAAAAGCTACGTGAAGGAGCTAGAACAGGTGTACGCCGCTCTCTTTAGAGATGCGGTGTATGCCTACCCCGATCTTCGAGATGAGTTTGGAAAAGACCAAGCACATCTTGAGGAGTGCGTAAGAACACGAGGCCTTCCAGTTTTCCTGGATGACCTCCCCAAAGCTGGGAAGATCTTTGACAGATCTCTCGGCAAAGGGAAGTACCTGCGTAAAGGGGGCCCTCTTACAAAGAGGGTTTCCAATACGGTGAAGTTCCCGCAATTTCTGCGAGGACTCCACGGCTTAGTGTTCGAACACACCGGTTGCTTGAAAGGAGAACCTGATGTCCAGGCCATCGCGATTCTTCGGCAGTTTTATTACTGCGCGAAGAAGTGCAAAGTCCCGTGCACGGATAGACACGTCGCGAAAGCGATCGATCTATTCGTGGATCTTGACGAATCTCTTCCGGAGCCATCGTGGTTCTGGGGAGACATGTCAGGAGCACGAAACTACCTCGACCGTCGTAGAATCTGTCGATTCAACGATGAGGTCACTTTCGAATATTGGCCAACCGCCCAACGCTGGGTGGACAACCAAATTCGAAGTGGAGCGGGTTGTCAGCTGGCCGACAAATCGTCGGTCGGCGAGACGCCGCAAGAGGTAGTTGTGGACGGAGCAAAGGTGCGCCTCCCATTCGACTGGGAGGAGCACTTAGCTCTCCTAGAGCTAGCGGATACAATATTCCGCGAGCTTACCCTAACCTTGGGGACTTACGACCCCGAGGAGTGGGATTTCAAGCATGGACCAGGCGCTGTTTCAGATGCAATGGCCAGCGATAGCAAGTACGAGTTGCTTGCGACCCGTTGGTCTGAGCGCCTGGAGCAGGAGTACCCAGTGGCACGATTTGGTTTTCCGAATTACGCCGCATGGGTGAGACTAGTGGAGCGTCTACCAGATTGGGCACAGGCGGAGTTTCCGCCGTCTTGCCCGTCGAAACTGGTAGATGTGCCGAAGGACTGGGATAAGCCTAGGCTTATCGCAGCGGAACCCCTTGCTAACATGTGGTGCCAACAAAATATACGGCACTTCATGTACTCGCGTGTAGCGCGGACTTGGCTAGGAGGGATGATCCAATTTACGGATCAAACTCTGAACCAGGCACTCGCGCTAGTGGCGAGCTTGAAGCAAAGGGATCCAGACGGTAGCGATGATCTTGCCACGGTCGATTTGTCCGAGGCGAGTGATCGCATCACTTGTCCGGTGGTCGAAGCCGCGTTTTATGCAAACGAAGGTTTGCTGGCGGCATTGGCTGCTACTCGCACCCAAGAGGTGGAGCTTCCTGACGGGAGCATACACCGGTTGAATAAGTTTTCAACCATGGGGAACGCTTGCACTTTTCCGGTGGAGAGCCTTGTTTTCCTCGGAGTGGCTCTGACTGCCTTTTGTTGGCAGAAAGGGCTTCCTCCTTCTGGGAAGACCTGGCATCTCGCACGCGGCAAGGTGGCCGTCTTTGGGGACGATATCATCGTTCCCTCAGATTGTCGGGAAGTTCTTGAATGGCTTCTCGCATGTATCCACATGCGTGTAAACTCCGATAAATCTTTCTGGACCGGGAGGTTCAGAGAGAGTTGCGGAGTGGACGCCTTTGACGGGATCAATGTGACTCCCGCCTATTGGCAAGGTCCATTCGAGAAAGAGCCTGAATCCTGGGTGTCTTCTGTACAGGTCTCGAACAACTTCTACAGTAGAGGTTATATAGAGACCGCCAGGAGAGTCGCCCGGGACCCGAACAAGTGGATTAAAATCCCACTAGTTCATCCAAATTCAGGTGTCATCGGGTTACATGACCGAACGTTTACGAGTGCCATCAACACTTCTCGTGTAAGGTGGAACGATAAACGCCAGGTTCATGAGACGAAAGTACCGATCGCAATAGCGAAGGGAAATCGTCGCAACCAAGATGGCGACGCCAGCTTACTTCAGTATTTTACTGAAAAGCCTGTGGCCGGTCTGACTGACTGGCGAGCAGGCGTAAGCGAGCGGCCGGTGCTCAAGTTGGAGCATCGGTGGGTGCCACTGTCTGACCTTGGTGAGGCTCCGCCTCTGGTCAGATAGGAGGGGGTGGTGCGGGATTCTCCCGCCTCGACGCAGCTTCCAAGCCGTCTCTGCA